GTTCGCCAGACCCGGCCCCCCCGTGATGGGGGCCACCCTCCCCCCTCCCTGCCGGGGGCCGCTCGCGGATCGTTTTCTTTGAGTGACAGGAACGACATCGGCACGCGCCGTTGGTGATCTCGTACCGCAGGTCGGGCCGCTCGGCCACCGGCACGATGTGGTCGGCATGGTTGGCTTGGTCAATGCGTCCACAGTCCACGCAGGCCCATGCGTCACGTGTGAGCACAGCCTGCCGCCACTTGCGGTGTTGCTTGTCGGTGTAGCCACGGGCCGATGCGTTGGGCCTCACGCTGTCATCACGCCTCTGCTGTGTACGCAGGCGAGGCGGGCGATAGCTTGGCATCCTGCTGGGCATGGGCTACTTCTTCCCTGCACAGGTAGGGCACACAGTCCTATGGCCATCACCGTGGACGATGTACCCACGGCCATTGCAATCCACGCACACAGCGGGCTTGGGCTTGGGCGGCTCTGGCGTGGGCTCTGGGGGCTTCTCCTGTGCGGTTGCGGCATACGCTGCCGAGACCGCAGCCGAGGCTCTCGGGGCCTCGAGGTCGATCTGTGCAGGGTCAGCCGAGAGAGCCGCCAGCACTGAGAGGATGTACTGCCACATGATTACCATCCTTGCCCGTGGTTGATCACTCGGTGGCCATCAGCATCGACCCGAGCGTGGACCACATACGCCTGCTCGGCCGGTGGAGGCTCGGCAAACATCATCACCCATAGGCCCGCCTTGGCCAGCCTAGCCAGCAGACGCAGGACTGGCCGCTCTGGCTCAGGCTTCACTGGGCTGTAGTCGCTCGTGGCTGCCCACCACGTGAGCATCACGGCCACTAGGCCCACGACCACGGCTGTCTGGATTTCTTTCTGGGTCATCGGTCAACGCTCCAGATGGAGTAGATGAACATCACCACGCACGCACCGATCACGCTGCCGATGAGGCCCGCAGGACCATTGCCAAACGGCAGGCCACCTGCGAGCGAGCCAATGAGGCCGAGGCCGATGGTGGGCACCCAGCCATCAGGGCACTTGCCCGGCATCGCCCACTTGGCGATACCTCCCACGACGGCACCGAATACGAGCCACAACAGTAAACCCATGAGCTTCTCCTACTGTGCGAGGTGGAACGTGTCTGCGATGAGTCGGGTAGGCGACGGATTGCGAGCCTCTGGGGGTGCAGGTTGCAGCCAGTTGCCGTGATCCAGATTCCGATAGCGGAAGTTCACGCCTGAGATGCTGAAGGAGTCCTGCCCTGAGAGCATCGCGTCAACCGTTTCGCGGCTCACCCAGAACGAGCCGTCAGGCTGATCGGCGGGCCACTTGGGGCCGGCATTGAACACGCCCCAAGAGTTGATGCAGAGCAGCCCGTCACGCTTGCCCTCGTTCTTGGCATACCGAACGCCGATAAAGCACATGCAGTGTGCCCACGAGCCGCTGCGAGGTGCGAAGCCATCGGCGTCACGCTGCGACGAAAAGCCGACGCCGCTGCACACAGGCACACAAAATCCGCTTTCCAAACTCGCCGCAGCCTCGTCAAAGTTTCGCACCAGGGCGACATTCGTGGCCGTGTTCTTGTTGGCAAGCTTGGCGAGCACCATCCCAGCTTGGCCGCCACCGCACAACAGGTTGCCCCACTCCTTTGCCCTGCTCGGGTTGTACGTCGTCAGGTCAACGCCGGGATACTGCTGACGAAACAAGATCCCGCCCACGGTCTGATCCTTGCACTTGCCGGCGACCCACCGTGCAGCTGCACCGCCGTATGATCCGTCGGAAAACCCTGCCTGTGTGACCGGAGGGAGACGCCCGGCAGTCCTCGAACCGGAGTACAGCGGCTCAGTCGCCACGAGCTTGGGTGGATCGGGCAATTCGCCCTCGGCCCAGTCAACGCATTGGCCGACGTAGCTGCCCATCGCCCAACCGAACGAGACGCAGTCGCCGATCCCCTGCTTCCACGGGCCGAAAGGCTTGCCGTAGACCTGGCGGTGAGCACGATCCGCGAAACGATAGAGGAACGTGTCCTGCCCCTTGGCATTCTTGATCACATCCTTGGCCGCGTCAGAGAAGAGCGGCTGGTCGAGCTCGGCGAGAAACGCCCGCGTGCCTGCTGGGTCTGGCGTGTAGCCGAACTGCCCGTCAATGCGTGCGGCGACTCGGTGCGTGGCACGCTCCACCAGCGCCCCGAGGATCGCCATCACGATCACGAACGCGACGGCAGACAGAGACCAGCGGCTACTTCGTGACATCGGCTGCGGCCCTCGACAGGTCACGGAGTGCAGACACCCACGCGGCACGGCTCTCGGGCGTCACAGGACCGCCAGACGAGCCAACTGCGTCATCCAAAAACCGATGGACGGCATCCCTCACCTGCGGCTGGCGGGCGCCGATGCTCTCGCCTTTGCACCGCATCTCGCGGGCGGCAATCCGCAGTTCGTCAAACGCAATGCCGGTCTTGAGCCTCTGGTCGTGCTTTCCGTCATAGTCGATGCACTCGGCGAGCTCGCCGCAAAGTGCTGCCATGATCGAAGCATCTTCGGCGGCAGTCGGGCCGATGAACTTGCCCCTAAGCGTGAACGCATCCGGCGGCACTGGTGCCGGGCCTGGTGCTGGTGCCTGCCGGCTCGGTGCGAACGCAATCACCGCAGCCACAAGCAACGCCACAGCGGCGACGTACTTCCCGTCGATGGTCGGCATCTTGGCCGTGGCGATGAACGCCTTCGCCCGCTCGGTGATCTGCTGGCCGGCGAGCACGTAGACCGCGAAGGCGATGAGTAACGCTGTGATCACGACTTCCTCACGAGTGGCAGGATTGTTTCGATGGTCCCGGCAGCGATGGCGACGACCATTGCTCGAGCTGCTGGGCGGACGATGAACCAAAACGGATACGTTGCGTACGGCACACACATCACAGCCAGCGAGTCAAACAGCACGCCTACGGCCTCCAGCACGATGGCTCGCTTCTCTTCGCCCGTCAGAGTCTTGGTTGCGTCCAGCGTCTCGACTGAGAGCCTGACGAGTGCGGCCACTAGGGCACCAAACTCCATCCACGTCAGCCCGTCCTTGGCCGAGACTCGTGCGGTGACGAGGAATGCCGTGACCTTGTCGGCGATGTCCGAAAACGGACGAGCGGCGGCGATAGGAGCGTCGGCGACCATACCTACCAATCTGGCTGGATCTCCGGGCTGTCTTGCAGTTCTTCGGGCAGGGAATAGGAACGCATCTGGAAAAACTGTGTCTTCACCACGCGCCGATCCTGCTCTGTGGCGTCGTCCCAAGTGGCACGGATACGCTGCGTGGCCGCTCGGATCTCCTCGGGCGTCGGATCACGGCACTCGGATCGCTTTGGCTTGAACCGAAAGCGTCGGTCGTGCCGAGGGGCCAGCGGCACCACACCCTTGAGCCGGATCAGCTGGTCCTTCGTGATCGTCCAATGGGTACAGATCGCCACCATCGCGGAGTGAGAGTCCCACTGCATCTGCAGGAGGTGCAGGTCAATCGTTGCTGTGTTGCCCGCCATCCAGCCACCTCATGACGCACCGCTGCGACGGGTTCAGGTACAGCCCCTGCCCAGTAGCCCGCTCAATGCTCTCGTGAAACTTCACGTGTTCGCAGTCGGTGCCGTCGTACGTTCCCGACAGGTAGGCGGCTGTCCGGTAGATCGCCAGCCCGCCCATCGCACTACACACCGGCACAGGCGGGCTGCCGACCGGGGGCAACCATTGGTGCTTCCATCCACCCACACCGTTGGTGTAGTCGTCCCAGTAGGAGTTCAGCCGCAGCGCCCAGCAGTCGTAGTGCAGCCACGCGGCAATCAGCTGCGTCTCGCCTGCGGCGTTTGTCTGGTACGCCGGATGCTGCAAGAGCGACACGCTGGCCATGCCGTAGGCGTCGGGCATGTGACGCATCCAGCCGACTCCGTTGAGTATCCCTCGGTTTGACCAACCGCCCCATGCGTCGAGATCAATCACCACGACGAAGTCGGCGTCGGCTGCACACTCACGCACCCACTGCTGGCAGGCTGTCCGGTACTCGGCCAGGGCCACAGTGCGTCGGCCCGCGAACTCCGAGGAGATCTGCTGGCGGCCAAGCCGCTGGCTCGTGAACGTCGCCTGGCGGTGCCGTCGGCAGAAGTCGGCGAGCACCTGGTCGGTGTTGTCCTCGTTGTCATTCGTCTCGACGTGGAGCTTCCACGAGCGGCAAAACGCACCGAGACTGAGGACACGCTCGAGGTTGGATGCAAGCTGCGGCGCACAGCTGCGGGCCAGCCCGACAACGGCAATCTCGCAGTCAGCCAGCACGGCAACACCTTGGGCCGCCAGCTCGTCGAACGACGACCGGAACGGCGGCGACGGCAGCACCAGGTGCTCGGGTATCTTCACCGCTTCCATGCCACCCCGACTCCATAGGGCTCTTCGATCATCTCGTGCGGCGCTCGGTGCTTGTGGACAAACGAGTCGAACACGTAGGACAGGTAAGGGTGGGCAGGGTGCGTTACGTCGTGGAACGCCACGCAGCCTCCCGGCCTGACCAGCGGCCAGACGTTGTCGAGATCCGCGAGGCCGCCCTCTGCGGAGTGGTCACCGTCCACAAGGACCAGGTCGAACGCCTCGGCCTGCTCGGGCATCAGTGCCGGGATAGTGTCTCGGCTGTCGCCGTCCAGGAACGCCCGCCGGCCCGAGAAGTTGAAGTCGTCCAGCAGCTGCTCAATGTGCTGGTGGCTGCCACGGCCGCTGCCGCCGTAGTCGGTGCCCCACTTGTCGGCCACCCACACGGCCTCGAGGTGCTGGCCGGCGTTCTCCAGCACCACTCGCAGGCTGCCGCCGTCCCGGGTGCCGATCTCAAGGTACTGCCGCACCTGGTGGGTGCTGCAATGCCCGGCCAAGAAGCGGTAGAGGCTGGCGTTGCTCACGTGACACGCACGGTGGTCCGTGCCTCCGTGCCGTAACGCTTTTCGATCACCAACCGCTTCACCTGCTTGTCGTTGCCGATGATCGGGCCGATGGCATCCAGCACGGCCTTGGCCACGTTGTCCACGTCCGGCAGTGGGGCGGGCGGTGCGTTGGGCTTGAGCCCCTTTTTGTTGAGGTGCGACCTCGGCCGCACGAACACGGCGTCGATCACCACCTCGACCGTTCCGGTGCAGGCACGCAGGCCAGCGTCAACGGCTGCCAGCTGTAGGGCCTTGCGGTAGGCGTGGATCGGATGCCGTGCCTCGACGTAGGCGTGCGCGAACTTGCCACGGGTCGTGATCTTTGCCCGAGGCTGCGGCACCGGCTCGCCGTCAACGCTGAAGGTGATGGACATGGCGACATCGTCGCCACCTTGTCAAGCGAGACGGGCCAGCAGCGAGCGGAGCGTGGCGGCTGCGGCAAGTTCCTTCTTGCAATTTGTGCCGTAGTATTCGTCGTCAACTACTTCCGCAGCCAACTGAATCGCCTCACGCTCCTCGTCGGTGAGCCGCAGTCGCTGGCTACGCATGCGTTCTGCCTCCGCTATCAGCTTCCTGACCAAGCATGTCGCGTGATGTCTGTCGGTATGGCACTCATCCCAGTGTGTTATTCCGAAGCGTTCTGGAATAGCGTCAAGCCACGCCTGGGCGTCGTCAATTATGTCGTTCATCACACACCAGTTTTTTTGCAAGAAAACTTGACACTTTTCAATCACCCTAGCGCACGAAACGCCACACCATCCCACGAATATCTCGGGGCGCTGACTTGCTCAGTCTTTGGCACTGTCCGCTGTTCTTCACGCTGTGTCAAGCGTTTCGGCCCTCACTTCACGGCCAACGTCACGGCCGGCGGCACCCAGTGCTTTACCAGCGTGCCCTTGAATCCAAGCTCCTTGATCCTCCTGCGAACCCACGGCGACGGCCGCAGGGAGTTCCTGCTACAGCTTTCGTCCCACCGGCTGGGAGCCTGTGAGTCCTTGTCCCTCACCTTGACCACGATGTGAATCCTTTCTCATCGAGATTCCGACCAGAATGCCCAAAACAAACGTCGCACCCTGCACCACGAATCCCACCGTGATGCACACCAGCTGCTCGACCGTCATGGGGTCACCTCAATTCCCCGGGTGGAATTGGGCCGGCGTCTGATCCAGCCCTTCTTCTCGAGGGCCTCGAGGTGGACGACCACCCCATTCGGGCTCTTGATCGACATCGCCCTGGCGATCTCTCGCACAGTCGGCGAGTAGAGCTCCATGTGCGACGTGATGAAGTCGTACGCCTGCTTTTGCCTCGCCGTCAGCGGGACCTTCTCGGCCGTCGTCATGTCGTTACCTCCTTGCGTAGTTGGTCAACCATCTTGCGTCTCGTGTACTCAAAGTCGTCGGCGTCTTTGCCCTTGAATCCCTCGGCAGGCGGCTTGTCGTCCGGGCCTCGGTAGCCGCCGGCCGGCCGCTGGTCCCTCGGATTGTCGAACTGGCCGCCGAGCACCTTGTCTACGAAGCCATGGGCCAGCAGCTGCGGCAGCGTCACCGGATCGCGGAAGTATTTGCACCTCGGCAGGGCCTCAATGGCCGCCAGGGCCTTCTCAAACCAGCCCTCCTCGGCCAGGCGGTCTGCGACCTTGTCCGGGGCGTTAGGCAGCTTCCACGGGCGTCCTGTGCCAGCGGCCCATGCCTTCCGCAGCGTCTCCCAGCCTGCCGGCTGCCCCGGTCCTTGCGCAGCACTTTCCGGGGAAGAAGAAGAATTTCTATCTCCTCTATCTCTTCTCTCTGGTGCGCCACGCGCCGGTGGTGAGTGCGCCGAAGCGCACGGGGTAGTGCGCTGACGCGCACCATCTGCCCTGATTGCGTGCATAGCCCGTGATTTAGCCGACTTAGAAAACCGGCGATCCCACCCTGGGATAGCAACGGTCCCGTTGTCAGCATCGATCACGAGCCAGCCCACTTTTTCGACCTCCTGCCAGAAGGCCTCGTCGCCGCCGCAGATCCTGCACAGCAGCCGAACCGAGATCCGGGCCGTGCCGTCGGAGCTGTTCAAACAGGCCCACCGCCAGAGAAGCACCAGACGGCCCACGACCTGGTCAACGCCAAGGCCCGTGCGGTCCACGAGCTCGAGCGTCTCGGGCTTCTCTGGTATGCAGCAGTCGATCGGGAACCATTCGCCGGCCATGTGTGGCCTCCTTACTTGACCGAGGTGGAGTTTGCTTCAGTGGCCAGGCAGTCGCCGTGGCATCGCTGCGGGTAGCAATGACAGACCAGCACCTTGCCGGTCAGGTCACCTGCGTCAATGCGATCCGTGATCGACGGCTTGCGAGTTATGTAGTGCCGCTCGTATGCGTCGCAGACCTCATCGCGGTCACCGTCTTCATCGAGAATGAACGGGTTGCCGTAGCGAGTGCCCCTGTCGATCCTGACGGCAATCCCTTGGCGCTCTGCCCAACAGATCAGGTTCTTATCAGCCGCCGCGTTTGCCACAACGGTTAGGCCGCGATGTATGACCTCTGCCTGGCGTTCCCGCTCGTCTGTCCTCCAGTCGTCCGTCGGCTTCTTGGCTACTTCACGCTTTGCGTCCTGGAGCGTGATCTTTCCAGCCTTCAGCCGCTCAAAGACCTCCGGGGCTTCGGTCTTCACCTTCTTGGCGTCGGAAACGTAGCGGTCGTTAACTCCAACGCTGACGGCCGCAGCCTTGCGAGCGTCGCCTTCGCCCTTCTTAGCTTCCGTAATTTTT